GGGCGAGGAAAGTGCGACATTTTTGGTGATAAAGTATAAAAAAATGTGGCAATTCCTTCCTCTTGAGGGGAGGGGGTGTGAGCAAAAATGTATGTCAATCAAAAAGAGTTGGCCCATATTTTAGGGATAACAGATCGCCGAGTACGGCAATTAAAAGAACAATATGGGCTATTTGCGAATGCTGAGACTGTTGAAAGTAAGAAAAAATATAAATTAGACTCCTGTGTTCAAGAGTATATAGCTTATAAACTTGAATCTGAGGGACAATCTGAGGGGAGTATTGATCGTACAAAAGAGCAAGCAGAACATGAAAGAGTTAAAAAGAAAATTTCTGAGCTGAAGCTGAAAAAGCTTCGTAATGAGCTACACTATGCAGATGATGTTCAAGAATTCCTCACAGATATGCTATCTAATTTTAAGAATAGTATGCTTGCTTTGGCTCAAAGATGTGCACCACTCGTCGTTGGTGAAGATGATACCAAAAAAGTCCTAGGAATTATCGAAAAAGAAGTTTACTCTACATTGGAACAGTTATCAGAGTATGATCCAGAAGCAATTGAGCGGGGGCATATAGATGATGATGAGGAGGATGAAGATGATTGAGAAAGGAAGTTAGAATGTGTCAAAAATCAGTGAGAGGGGGAAGGCAAGAAAAAGAACAAGGGGGCTGTTTGTAAGGATCATTAAAAGTACTTTAAAGGCACCTGAAAAAATAACAGTAAGTGCATGGGCTGAAAAATATCGAATATTAGATGAATCGAGTAATTTTGCTGGGAGATGGAGCAATGATATTACTCCCTATCTTGCTGGAATAATGGATACTTTTAATGATCCTGATGTACAAGAGATTAACTTTTGCAAACCAACTCAGGTCGGGGGAACAGAAGCTATTTTAAATATGCTAGGATGGATTATTATGGATGATCCAGCACCGACGATGATTGTTTATCCGGATGATGATTTAGCGAAAGATACATCAAATGATCGGTTGAAGCCTTCTTTGTGTAAAACGCCAGAGATAAAATCGAGGTTTTACGAGAACACATCTAAAGAATTGAACTTAAAGTTTCGTGGAATGCGAGTTTATTTGCGGGGGAGCAATTCGCCGAGTAAGTTAGCAAGTAAAGCAATAAAATATCTTTTTTTTGACGAAATAGACAAAATGAGTGGTGCGAGTAAAAAAGAAGCTTCACCATATGCCCTTGCAAAAGAAAGAACGAGAACTTTTCCGTGGAGTAAAAAAATTTATACTTGTTCAACACCTACTCTAAAAACAAATTATGTTTGGGATTTACACGAAAAAGCAGATGAACAAAGGAAATATTTTGTGCCTTGCCCACATTGTGAGGAACATATTTTGTTGTCATGGAGTCAAGTAAGATTTCAAGGTGGTGAGGATAAGACGAATGAGGAACGAGCAAATACAGCAGTGTATGTTTGCCAAAAATGTGGTTGTTTAATTTCTGATAAAGAAAAAGTGAAAATGCTACGAGAAGGGGAATGGAGAGCAGTTAAAAAGAATTGTACAGGGAAGGCAAGGAGTGTTTCTTTTTGGCTGAATGCTTTGTACTCTCGATTTTTAACATGGTCGGAAATTGTCCTTGAATTTTTAAAATCGAAAGATGACCCAGAGCGGCTTCAAAATTTTGTGAATTCATGGCTCGCCGAGCCATGGGAAGACACGAAGTTAAAAACGAATGCAGAATTGGTTATGGATAGACAGACTGATTTGCCAGAACTAGTGGTTCCATCTTGGGCTAAGATGTTAACGGCTGGAGTAGATGTACAAGAAAATAGCTTGTACTGGAGTATTCGGGCCTTTGGGAATTACTTTACATCACAAAATATTGCCCATGGGCAAGTGAATTCGTTTAATGAGATTGAAGAAGTGATGAATCTTGAGTATAAGAAAGAAGACGGAACGCCAATGCTCGTTCGTCTTTGTCTTGTTGATTCCGGTTATAATGCAGATGCAACTTATGATTTTTGTGCACGAAATTCTGACTTTGCTCTGCCAGTAAAAGGTTCCAGCAATCCAATGCAGAGTCATTATAAATTTTCTACAGTTAATCGTACTGCATCAATGGCCCACGGAATGAATTTGGTTATTGTTGATGGTGGAAAATATAAAGATATGATTGCTGCACGAATGAAAAAAGAAAATGGTGTTGGCTCCTGGATGGTTTATAAGGGTTGTGATGAAGAGTATGCAGAGCAAGTGACATCTGAGCATAAAATTACTGTGAAAAAAGGTAGTAATTCAAGCTTAATGTGGGTTCTCAAGCATTCGCACGCGGATAATCATTATTTAGATACAGAAGTATATGCGATGGCTGCTGCTGATACTTTGGGTATTAGAATGTCACACTTGCAGGATGAAATTCAGAAAACGAAACACGATAGTAATAGAGAGCAATCTCAAACTTATGCGGAAGAAACTTGGATAAATCAAAATGAAAGGTGGTTGAGTTGATGGCACAAACAACAGAAATGATGCTTTCTGAAGTAGAAACTGCGATTACTACAGTACTAATTGCAGGTCAATCATATAAAATCGGTTCAAGGTCACTAACAAGAGCAGATTTGAATTTGTTAATTAAGATGCGAAATGATCTACGAACACAATTAACTCAGGAAGGCTCGAATGGGCTGTTAGATAATACATATCTTGCAGTGTTTGAGGGGCGATAATATGAGCTGGTTAGATGGTTTAATACAATTTATATCACCCGAACGAGCAGTTAAGCGTGAGGCATGGCGGCAGACACTTGAGCAGATGCGAAATTATGATGCAGCGAGCTATGGGAATGGAAGTGCAAACTGGAGATCTGTGAATGAGGCAGCAGAAGCTACAGATAGGTATAGTAGAGATATTGTTCGTGCGAGGGCAAGAGACCTTGAACGCAATTCTGATATGATGAATGCTATCATTGGGGCATACACACGAAATGTTATTGGTGGTGGGTATAATCTTCAGGCCAAGACGGATAATGAAGAACTGAATGCTTACCTAGAAAAGGCGTGGCGTAAATGGTGTAAAAAAAGAAATTGTGATGTAACTGGAACACAGTCGTTTTTGCAAATGCTGAGAATGTGGGTCCAACGGAAAAAAATTGATGGCGGAATTTTAATTGTGAAGCGATACACAGAAGGTGGTTTTGTGCCATTAAAGTTACAGATGTTTGAAGTCGATGAATTAGATATTAATCAACTAACACCTAGATTGTTAAACAATAAGGTTGTTGGGGGTATAGAATTTGATTCTTATAATCGCCCAGTTGGATATTATATTCGGCAATATAGTGTAGATGGAATGACACCTTTAGGATCAATTTTTATTGATGCAAAAGATGTCATTTTTCTTTACTCGAAACATAGACCCTCGCAGATTCGAGAAATGTCAGATATGTCTCCTACAATCAATCGAATTCGTGATGTAAATGAGTTTATGACTGCTGTTTCAATTAAAGAGCGTATTTTAGCTTGTTTGTCAGTATTTATTAAAAAGCAAGTACCAACACAGAGCTTTGGAAGAGGCGGGACAATAGCCTCGCAACAAAGTTATGAAGGAAAGACGATTGCTCCAGGCATGATTCGTGAATTAAATGCGGGTGATGATGTTCATGTAGTGAATCCAGCAGGCCAAGGAGCAGATGCTACAAATTATATTGCAGTTCAACAAAGAATGATTGCAGCAGGTCAGGGTATTAGTTACGAAGCCACTAGTCGAGATATGTCAAAGAGCAATTATTCTTCTGCTAGACAAGGCATTATCGAAGATGAAATGACTTATGCGAGTGAGAAAGAGCTTTTAATTGAGGCTTTAGATGAAATTTATGAAAGTTTTGTAATTTCATTATGGTTGTCTAAGAAGATAGATATTAAAGATTTTTGGGAGAATAAAGATAAGTACTTTGAGCATATTTGGATTGTCGCTCCAAAGCGATGGATTGACCCACAAAAAGAGGCTAATGCAAATAAAATAGCACTTCAGACAGGGCAGAAAACATTTATGCAAATTTCAGCCGAACAAGGAAAAGATTGGAAAGAACATATAGATGAGATTGCAGATGTATTAAGCTATGGCAGAGAGAAAGGCGTTGATTTAGGAGGTATTATTTTTGGAAAATCAGAAGGAGAGATATATGAATAAAATGAGAGTTAAGGCAAGAGCAGAGCCAACAAGGCAGATGACTAGGGAATTGACAACACATAGTATCAGAACGGTAGAGGGCACTGGAAATGAGAGGAAATTTATTCTGTCGTTTTCTTCTGAGGAACCATATACACGCTTTTATGGAACAGAAATTCTTGATCATAGTGAAGGTGCAGTTGATTTATCAAGATTAAATGAAATTGGAGTTTTACTTTTTAATCACGATAGAAATACCGTAATTGGAAAAATCAATAGGGCGTGGATTGAAAATAATAGAGGTCAAGCTGAGGTTGAATTTGATACGGATGATAAGTCTGAGATTATTTATCAAAAAGTGAAGAGCGGAACATTAAAAACGACTTCCGTGGGGTATGTGATAGATTCGTATGAAGATGTATCGGTAAATAAAACTTCAAAGGATGGAAGATTTAAAGGCCCAGCTGTAGTTGCTGTTAAGTGGACACCTTTTGAAATTTCGATTGTAAGTGTGCCTGCAGATCCAACCGTAGGCGTGGGTAGAAGCTTTGAGCATGGTCGCTCTATGGTGTGGTTTGAAAAGCAACTTAAAGCTAATCAAAATATGATAGGAGATTGATAATGGATAAAAAAGAATTAAGAAAGCAAAAATTGGAACGCCAAAATGAACTTTTGGCTGATGCAAAGGCTAATGAGCGTGACTTAAGTTCCCATGAGCAAGATGAATTTGATACTCTACAAAAAGATATTGACACTTTGACAGCGGAAATTAATTCAGAGACTGAGCCTACAGAACAAAGAGCCATTGAGGCCGAGAGGGAGAGAGTCAGAACTATTATGTCTTTGTGTGAGGATTTTGGTCTTAACGCTTATACATATATTGAGAGTGGAATGACTATTGATGGAGTAAGGTCTGCGGTACTTACAGACTTAAAAAACAATAGAGCACCTGTGGCAGGAAGGGGTGTTATTGTAACTAAAAGTGAAGAGGACAAGTTTAGAGATGCAGCGGCAGACGCACTTTTGATGCGTGGTGGTGTAACCATTCAGAATCCAGCTGATGGTGCACGAGAAATGAGAGGGATGTCCCTACGAGATATTGCTATTGAGTCACTTACGAGATCAGGTGAGGTGGGGCTTAATAGAAAAAGTTCAGATGAGTTGTATGGAATGCTGAGTAGACAATTTTTTAATCCCTCTGCTGCATTTCCTTCCATCCTTGACACAACAATTAATAAAGCCTATGTTGAAGGACATAAGAATGTCGAAGTTACTTTTGATAAGTGGACAAAGAAGGGTAGTTTGGCTGATTTTAAAGTGAACAATAATCAATACCTTGCGGGGGCTGCTGGAGAATTTATGGAAGTGCCTGAAGGCGGGGAGATCAAAGCAGATAAATTCAGTGATGTTAAACGGCCAGCAAGGCAGTTGAAGACTTATGGCCGTCAATTTACCTTAACGAGACAAGCTTTTATCAATGATGATATTGGTTTAGTTACATCTATTCCTGCGAAGTATGCTGCAGCTGCAAGACGCACAATCAATACACAATGCTATCGAATTCTAGTTGACAATCCTGCAATTTATGATGGAACGCAATTATTTAGTGCAACTCATAAGAATTTACTTGCGACAGGAACTGGAATTACGAGAGACACAATGCAGAAGATGATCACCGCTCTCGGAACACAAAAGGATGAGTTTGGAAACCCAATTATTGTTCGTCCAGGTACATTAATTGTTCCAGCAGGAATGGGATTTGATGTGGTAACGACTATCAATTCTCCAACCATTAATACTGCTGATAATCAGCAAGCCGTAAATCCACTGTTCCGATATGCATCTTCAATTCAAGTGATTGAGGATCCGACAATCAATGTTCTGTGTGGGGAATTTGGCAATATTATGCCGTGGTATCTCATCGGCAATACTAGTGATACTGACTTCATTCAAGTTGATTACTTAAATGGACAGGAAATTCCAACAATTCGTAGAATGGAAGCTCCAGGAACTCTTGGATTCATTTGGGATATCTATCTTGACTGGGGGATTTCGGTAATGGATTGGAGAGGCGCAGTTAAAAATAATGGTATTGTAGTTACTAATCCATTAGCATAAAACAAAAGGAGGTGTTAGATATGGCAATGGCAACATATTGGCAGAGAGGCGAAGCCTTAGATTATGTAAATAACAGTACAGATAAGCTCGCTGTTGGCTCAGTTGTAAAACTTGAAGGAAGAGTTGGTGTAGCTGGGGATACGATTATGCCAAGAATGAAAGGAATTCTCCATGTGTCTGGAGTATATAAATTTTCGAAGACAAGCACAAATGAAATTAAGATGGGAACCTCAGTATATTTTGATGACACAGGGATTACAGAAGCTTCAGGTGGAACACCAGCAGGTTATGCAGCTGAGACGGCCAGTGCGGATGCAAAGGAAATTCTTGTAAAGATTGGATAGGTGGCGTATGAGGAAGTTAATTGCAGTTTGTCCTATTTTATACCTTGGATCTTTATATAATGTTGGTGATACTTTACCCACATTTAGTGGGGATATGGTGAATGCTTGGCTCGGTGCAGGCACGGCAGTATGGAAAGACACAGAGAAAGGAACTTCAAATCCAACTGCTCTGCCTGCTTCAGCTGAAGCAGGTTTATCTGGGAGTGTGATGTTTGGAGAGTCTGATGGTCAAGATTTAGTAGGGAAGGTACCAAAAACAGACAAGAGAAAGAAGTGATGTTATGTCTGTTTTTAAAGATATCGTAAAAAGAGATGTCCTAACTACATTTCTTAATTTGGATGAATTTGGTGAGAAACATAGCATAGATGGTAATAATTTAGTGCTAGTTTTTGATGATGTGGAGTTGGTAAAGCGAGAACAAGGTCGAGTTATCACACAAGATTATGTTGATGGGATTTATAAAGACAGAAAAATGTTTTATGTAAATGCTGACGATCTTGAAACTAAACCAAGAATTGGAAGGATTTTACTTATTGATAACAGAGCATATCGAGTTACGGATGTCACAGAGGAGAGTGGGATTCTTGCAATTACAGTGGAGGTAAATTCACATTGATTGATGTAGCGATAGAAGTCAAAGGAATTGAAGAGATTATGAAAGCCCTTGAAGGTGATGTGAGAGCTACTAAAAAAGCCTTGCGTAAAGCCATCAATGATACGGCTAAAGATGCAAAGAAATTGATTGCCCACACCGCTAATCGTGAGTATGCAGGAACTAAAATTAAACTTGGAGCATTAAATAGTGCAATGAGTATTCAGAAAGCTACGATGGATAGTCTTCAAGCGACAATTAAGGCAAAGAATCCAGCAAATGACTTGTCAGATTTTAAAGTTACAAAAGGTGGAAAGAGAAGCGGCGTGAAAGCGAAAGTTCTTAAATCAAGTAGCTTAAAACCATTACAGGTTGGGGATATTAAAGCTTTTCTTATTACTTTTGGCTCTGGTCATACAGCAGTTGTTCAGAGAGTTAGTGGAAAAAGAGCACATAGCCGAAAAGCTGGGCGGAAGCGAACGATTACTAGACATAACATGGCATTAAAGGCATTGTATTCTGTGTCTACGACTACGATGCTTGGTGGTGAACATGGGTATGGGAAAGTACAAAATGAAATCCATAATAAGTTACAACAACATATTGATCATGAAGTGATGAAAGCTCTTACAGAAGGAGGAAAATAATGGTGTCATTTGCACTTGTAGATGAATTGGCTGAAGCGTTAAAAAGCGAATTAAGGGACTTGTACTTTGAAGATGCTTTTGGCGAGAGAACGAAATTAAAAATTTATAAGCAAAATTTATCACCACAAAGTGAAGACACTGATTTTTCACCATTCCCTTATGTTATATTGAAGCTTTTAAGTGGAGTAGCACCAATAGATGAGAGAGCTAGCAACGGAGAGGGTATTCGGTTACTTATTCTTGTTGGAACAATTAATCATGAAAAATCAGGTGATGCGGCTTGTAGAGATCTGGTTGGTATCATACAAAGAATTAAAGAATTTTTACAAAGAAAAGGTGCAATAAAGCACTTTATTCTTAGTGATGATATTGAATGGGCCATTCATGAAGAAGATGAGTGGCCTTATGCGTTTGGAGGTGTAGATACAAAATGGAAAACAAGAACGATAAGAAGAGAGGACAGATTGATATAAAAACGGAAGCGTTAGATAGGTCTGATTCTCGCTTGAATAAGTCAAATTTAGAGGAATCAGATGTAGTTTATGTAGGACCAACAATCAGAAATACGGTTACCACAAACACTGTATTTAAAAGTGGTGTACCAGAGGCATTGAAAGACAAGATAAGGGAATACCCATATTTAAAAGCTCTTTTGGTTGATGTTTCTGATTATGCACTTGCGTTAGCAGAAATTCGTAATAACAATAGTGCAATGGCAACACTGTATAAAAAGGCAGTAGAGGAGGTTGAGTAATGGCATTATACAAACATGGAATTAGGGTAAATGAGGCTGCAACAGAGGTGATGAGACCGTTGAAAGGAACTGCAGGGCTACAAGTTGTATTTGGCACCGCCCCAGTAAATTTAGCTGAAAATCCTATGGATACTGCAAATAAGCTATTTTACTGTGAGGATTATGCATCAGCAGTAAAGTTCTTAGGATACTCGGATGATTTTAAGAAGTATTCGCTTTGTCAATCTATGTTAGCAATGAGAACCTTGAATATTGCCCCTGTGCTTTTTGTTAATGTACTTGATCCAAAGAAACACAAAGAGACAATCACGGATCAAAGTGTTAATGTGACGAATATGAAAGCGGTTATGGATGACAAAGGAATTTTGCTTGATACGGTAGTTGTTAAAAATGCTTCTACATCGTTGGTATTAAATACTGATTATGTTTTGACATTTGATTCTGATGGAAGATTAAATATTTCATTAGTTTCAAGTGGATCAGCATCTGCTGCAACAACACTTACAGTGACAGCAGATAAAATAAAGCCAGAAATGGTTACAGAGAGCGATGTGATTGGTGGTTATGATGTAATTGCAGGGAAAGAAACAGGTATTGAGTTGGTTCGTCAAGTGTTTTTACAATTTGGAGTCGCTCCAGGTTTATTACTTGCTCCTGGCTGGTCAGATAAACCAAATGTGGCAGCAGCACTCCAGGGAAAATGTGAGAAAATCAATGGTAAGTTTAGCTGTATGTGCTTACTTGATGTTTCTGTAACCTCAGCGGTGAAGTACACGGATGTGAAAAGGACAAAGAAAGAATTGGGGGCAACATCTCAATATGCAATTGCTTTGTGGCCAAAGGTGAAAATTGCAGGTTCGGTTATCGCATACTCAGCAGTATTTGGGGCTCTTTGTGCCTATCTTGATGCGTCAAACGACAATGTTCCAAACATATATCCATCAAATAAAGTGATTCCATCAGCAGTGAGCGGCTGTCTTGATGATGGCACAGAAGTCTATCTTGACGAGCTACAAGGCAATATATTAAACGCCGATGGCGTCGTTACTATCATCAATCAAGTAGGGGTGAGAGCGTGGGGGAATAACACAGCAGCGTATCCAACAACAAATGACCCAAAGGATAGGTGGATTGCTGTTAGAAGAAGCTTTTGTTGGTATGAGAATGAGTTTGTTATTCGCTTTACAGAGAAAGTTGACAATCCAACAAATTATAGGTTGATAGAATCATTTATTGATGCAGAAAATATTGCGGGCAATGCTTTAGTGGCACAAGATAAGTTTGCAGGTGTAAAGTTTAGATTTGACCCAGCACAGAATCCGACATCCCAAATCTTAAATGGCGAAATTAAATTTACAGAGGCGATTGCACCATATACACCTGCGGAGTATATTGAGAACACATTTTCTTTTGACCCAACAATGATTACAACAGCACTTGGAGGAGGTAAGTAATGGATTATCCTACAACAATTAATGGTTTTAATTTATATAGTGGCGGAGATCGCTTAATTGGTGTGTCAGATGAGGTAAAAATTCCAGATTTTTCCTCAATGACTGCATCTATTACTGGGGCAGGAATCGCAGGAACAATCGATGTGCCAATTGTCGGCTTCTTTGACTCTATGGAGTTTTCAATTCCGTTTAGAACTCTAGCGGATGATACTTTTGAGGTTATGCAGCCTGACGGTCAAAAAAAGATTACACTTAGAGGTTCTATTCAAACAACAAACTTGGGCTCAGGAGACATTGACTATGTTGGAATGCGTGTAGTTGTACGTGGGTACATGAAGAGCTTTTCGCCTGGTTCGTTAAAGGTGTCTGATGCTATGAGCTCTGAAATTACACTTTCCGTAACTTATATGCTGATTGAAGTAGATGGAGATACGAAAGTTGAGCTTGATAAGTTTAACTCAAAATTTGTTGTAAATGGCAAGGATATGATGGCTAAGAGCCGAGCATATATGTAAATGGGGGTGTGTAACATGATTGAAGATGTAATGACAACAATGACGAAAGAACAAGAAGTATCAATGGTTGAGGCAAAAGAGACGACAGTTGTTGATAGTGCAAGAACATTTGAGTTTTCGAAACCTTATACTTTTGAAAGAAAGATTTATGATTGTATTTCACTTGATGGACTTGATAGTTTAACCACAAAAGATATGATTGAAGCTGAGAAGTATACTGTAAGAAATGGGATGTATTCTGCAACACCTGAAATGACTATGTCTTATGCGATGTATATCGCTTCTAAGGCGTCGAAGTTACCAATTGAGTTTTTTATGACTTTGCCTCAAAAGGAAGCATTAAGCTTAAAGAATAAGATTATGGGTTTTATTTACAATATGGATTAAGTCATACTGAGGGAAGAAAGTGGCGTAAGACTTGCATACAACTCTCAATAAGATTACAGACAGGCTTAGATTATTTTCTAGGTTTGTCTGTTTTTGACCTAAGTGAGTTAATTGAAGACATGGCGGAGGTGATCAAGGGTGGCCAGTAGAAAAGAATATGAGCTTGCGATTAAAATTGCTGGAAAGATTGATGAGTCACTTGGGAAAGCCACAGGACTTACGAAAAAGCAGTTAAGTGAGATTGCAAAGCAGGCATCAAAGACTAATTCTACAATGCGTGAACAAATCAACAGTGCCTTTAAAGAAATGGACAAAGGATTTGAAAAAATCGAAAAAGTTGTGAAAAGAGCTGCAACAGCAGTGGCAACAATAGGCGTTGCAGGTGCAGCAGCAGCTACTCATGTAGGAATGGCTTTTGAAAGTCAAATGAGCACAGTCCAAGCGATTTCTGGATCGAGTGATACCGCAATGGAGAGACTTGGAGAAAAGGCTAAAGAGATGGGAATTAAAACCCAATTTTCTGCTACTGAAGCAGGAAAAGCTATGGAATACATGGCTATGGCTGGTTGGAAGACGGAAGATATGCTTAATGGCGTTGAGGGTATTATGAACCTTGCTGCAGCATCAGGAGAAGAACTTGCAAGTACTTCAGATATTGTAACGGATGCTTTGACTGCATTTAACTTAAAGGCAAAGGATTCAACGATGTTTGCAGATGTGCTGGCCGCAGCGGCATCAAATTCAAATACAAATGTATCAATGCTTGGTGAGTCATTCAAGTACATTGCACCTGTTGCAGGTGCTTTAGGATTTAGTGTGCAAGATGTATCTGTTGCATTGGGATTAATGGCAAATTCGGGTATTAAGGGCTCAATGGCAGGTACGGCTCTAAGAAAAATGCTCACCAATCTTGCCAAACCATCAAAAGATGTTGTTGACGCAATGGAAACTCTAGGTGTTGTCTTAGATGATGGGCATGGAAAAATGAAATCATTTAGGGAAATAATGCTTGATTTACGAAAAGGTATGTCTGGGTTAAAGGGAGGATCAGAAGAATATAATCAAAGTTTACAAAAATTAGATTCTGCACTTCAAAAAGGCGAGCTGAGTGAAACACAATATGCCCAGCAGTTAGAAGCCTTGAATATGAAGTATTTTGAAGCCGCAGGAGTAGCAAAAGCGAGAGCAGCAGCACAGCTGGCTGGACAAACAGGTATGTCTGGTCTATTGGCTATCGCCAATGCTTCTGAGGAGGATTTCAATAAATTGACTGCTGCTATTGATAATTCAGCAGGTGCAGCAGAAAAAATGGCAAATATTCGTCTTGATAATCTACAAGGAGACATTACGCTTGCAAAGAGTGCATTAGAAGGTCTTGGAATACAGATTTATGAAGGCTTTAGTGATACGGCAAGAGGGGCGGTTCAGCTCTTTTCTAAAGAAATTGCGGCATTAACAAAAAGACTTTCAATATTAAGTACAAAAGTACCGACGATAAAAAGAGAATTGACGAGTGGTGCAGAGGCAGGTCTTGAATTTGCAAAACCACTACTGAATTTAGGAAGCTGGTTTTTGAAAAATCCAAGAGTGATATCAAGTGCATTAATTGGAATTGGTGCAGCGATGGCAACATTTAAGACGATTAGTACTGTACATAAATTAACTGAGGGCGTGATGGGATTAGCAGCTGCATTCTCTAATCCAGTGACAGGTGTAGTTGTTGGAACCACAGCGGCTGTTGGAGCAATTACAGCCTTTACGGCAGCCTACAAAAGCTGGCAGAAAGAAGTTGGACAAAAAAATTTAAGCAATCATTTTGGAAATCTAATACTAAATTTAAAAGATTTAGAATCAATTGCTAGTTATATGGTTGATAATGGATCACTCAGTCAGCTTGATGAAGCTATGTCTGCGTTTAGTGATGTTGGAAAGTATATAGAAAAACTTAATTCAGCAACAGGGACTTTGAAAAAATTAAACTGGAAAGTTGAGCTCGGGCTGCAATTAAACGAAGATGAGAAACAGTCTTATAAAGATGCTGTAGAAAGCTACATAAAGAATGCTCAATCAGCAATGGAGCAGGAACACTTTGCAATGAACTTGAATGTTCAATTAATGACAAAAGATGATTTGCAAGGACAACAAGTTAGAGACCAGTTTAATAAGTTCTATTCTAGTAATGAAGCAGAGCTTGAGGATTTGGGGAAAAAGCTTCAAGACGCTGTTAACACAGCTTTTGATGATGGATTACTTACAATTGACGAAGAAAAGCATATTCAAGAGCTTCAACAGCAGATGGCTAATATTCAACAAAGAATGGCCTCATCTGATTTTACAGCAGAGCTTGAATTGACAGGACAAGGACTAGGACAACTGGATGCTGATTCTTTTACAAACTTGATTGAAAGCGTTGGAAAGGCAGAGGAAGCAGCAACAGAGAAGTATAAAGAGGCAGAAAAACAAGCTATAAAGGGGGCAGTTGCACAATATCAAGCTGGAGCAATTAGTAAATCTGAGTATGAGGATATGGTTAATAGCTTTAAGACACAATATCTTGCTCAAGTCGGAGAAATACAAGCTAAAGGGACGGGAAAGTTAGCAGAAACAGTTTTAAATCAGTATTCTACTGAAATGGAATCGTTGGGGCCTAGACTCAGTCAAGCACTAGACAGTTCTATCAATAATTCTTTTGGGCAATGGCACTCAGAACACGATTGGACGATCATGGCACAAGAAAGCACAGATGCTTTGATGCATTCGATACAACAATCACTTCATGTAGACAATGGAACTAAGCAAGCAATGAGTCAGTTGTGGAAAGAACTTGAACCAAGACAGGAAGAGTTACTTGCAACTGTACAGAAATATCAAGAAGCTGGACAACAAATCCCACAAAGTGTATCTCGCGGGCTTCATGATGCCGCAACAGTAGGTGCAATGGCTGGGGATACTGATGCTATGTGGTATCTAGTTGGCGAGAGAGCCCAGAACAATCCACAATATGCTGCAATAATCCAAAGTATGCAGGCGAAAGGACAACAAATTCCTGCTG